CCCCTTGAGGTAGCCTCTTGTTGACGCTCTTGCAACTTTGTTTTTAAGAGCAGTGAATGATGGTAGATTATCGAAGAAAGATTGTCTAAGTCCTGCACCAGTGTCTCTACCTCCTCCTGCCACACTGCCAAGCTTTTCATCTCCTGCTCCGTATAAGAGGGCATAGATGAATGTCTTAGCCTGATTTCTTGATTCAAGTCCCGCAAGTCTTTGATTAGCTGTGTGGACATCACCGTTAATGATTTCATTTGTATAGTCCTCATCTTCCATATAGTGTGCAAGCATTCGTAACTCAAGACCACTAGCGTCTATACCTACCAGCTTATAACCCTTGGGTACAGTCCATACTGCTCTGCACTCTTTACCGTAGGGTGAGTTAGAGCTAGGTACTTGTGCCATGTTAGGTTCACGGTGGGTCATGCGGCCTGTGATAGTACCGTTAGGTATTACATAGCCATGCACTCTACCGTCTTCTTTCACAGCGTTGATCCAAGACTTAATCTGTGCCTCACGCTTTTGATACATCAGGTAGTCTTTTATAAGCTCTGCCTGTGGTATGTCGTTTATAAGCGACAAAGTTTTCTCATTCACAATAGGTCTACCGTTAACAGTAAACTCCGTAGGCTTCCAACCAAACTCAATCAGGTACTCTCCTACCTGCTTACGTGAGCCTATGTTGAAGTCAACCTGAGTTATCCTAGTCGTTGTGAATGCTGCTGGTTTAGATAGCTCCTCATACTCCTCATCTCTAAGCCTGACTCCCGGCCCATTGAAGGTATCCCAGCTACCTGTCTTTGACAAGCCGCCAGACTTCTTCTCCCTACGGTAGATGATACGCTCATCCATCTTAGGTTTAAAAACCTTAGCAACCTCTGATTCTTTGTCAGCCATGTTCTCACGCATTAGAGCGAGTAACATTGTCGCTGCGTACTCATCAAAGTAAAAGCCTGTGCGCTCTTGATCCTTGAGGATACTAGCCACATCAGTTTCTAAGGCCATAGATCTAGGATCAAAGCCTACGCCTTCGCGTTGCAAGTCTTTGTAGACCTTCACATTCAAGGCAACATCACGCTTACAGTAGGTCATCATCTCAGGGCTGTAACAATCAAACTCCTTGAAGTCTATCTTGCCAAGTCCTAGCTTCTGACCCCACACTGCTAGGCTGTGACCGCCTTCGCGTACTGGGTTAAAGAGCCGGGAAAGTACCAGCGTATCTATTAGTTTCTGTTCGCCTAGTTTAAATGAGGTGAGATCTTCAAGCACTGGTATGTCAAAGCCAATGATGTTGTGTCCTGAGAGTTGTGAGGCTTTGTTAAGAAGCTCTACTCCCTGTTCAATATCATCAGGCCCAAACGCCCAGACCTCTCCTGTATCTACCTCTTGTGCTACTAGACACCATATCTTTGTGGCATCTAAGCCATCAGTTTCTATGTCAAATAGTATCTTCATTCAAAGGCTAACCCTGTCTCTTCTTCAAAGGTTATGTCAGTATCATCAACCTCGTTTAGCCTACCAGTATCCTTGTCATACTGTAGATAGGTAGCGATCCCGACATCCCCTGTGTATCTAGACTTCAAGATACGCACACGGGTAGTGGATGCTACCACAGGATCATCAGCTTGCTGGTTTCTTTCTAAGGTTATAACACAGTCCGATAGCTGTGCGATAGATTGACTGCCCCTGAGATGGCTCAGATCTGTCTCTGCGCCCTTTTCATGGCCCTTGTTACCATCTATACGTCTTAGGTGAGAAACCAGTATAAGCCCTGCTCCTGTCTCCTCTGCGAGGCTCCGAAGCCTAGTCATAATGGAGTCAATAGATCGACGTTCATCGCCTTCTAAGGTGGCAGACACCATCATGTGTAGGTGATCTATAACAACCCACTTACACTCGCAGCCCACGATCATATAGCGAAGCTTAGAAAAGATGCCATCAATATCATTGGAGCCAAAGTGTGCGTGTATCCACACCCTGTCGTTGTTGTCATTGTCTATAAAGAGATCATCAAAAAGAATGTCTAGTTCTTCTTTTGAGTGTTCTTCCCTGATTCGATCAATGTGTAGTTTAGCGTTGGCCTCAATAGATAGTATACCATCCACTGTGCGAGTCCAGTCTTCCTCCAAGGCGACGATGCCTATGTTGTCTTCTGTCTGCTTTATAAGCCAGTGTTCTAGTTCGCGTGTAACAGCAGTCTTACCTAAGCCTGTGCCTCCTGCAACAAGAACCAACTCACCTGTGCGTAAGCCCTCAAGCTTTTTGTTAAGCCCTTCCCAAGGATAAGGAATAGCTTTCTTCTTTACACGATTGTGATACTTGTCCTTATTCTCACTGACATTCATCACACCACTAGGCGTGTAAGTCTTAGCGTTCCACCAAGAATTAACATAAGACCCATGCTGATTCTTACGCAACATATCATTGGCATCTTTATGACCATCAGGCATGACCATAATCTTAGCCTTGTTAGGCTTGAGCAGACGCGCAACCTTCTTTGCTGCTTCCTGTCCGGGCTTGTCGGCATCAAAGCAGATCACGATGTTGTCAAACTTCTCAAGGAATTCTATCTGAGATTTGACATCCTTCTCTGCACCCTGCGCTCCATTCTTAACAGATACCACAGGCCACTTAGAACCAAGCAACTCGTAAGCTGCCATAGCATCGCACTCACCCTCAGTAATGGTGATGTACTTACCACCCTTATCACCGACAGTGTGTTGTCCAAACAAGCCACACTCTGAGATAGGGCCAGAGGCTGTGAAGCCTTTGTCACTAACAAACCTAGTCTTGTATGCGACTTCTTCAGATCCGTTGTAGTAGGGGTAGAAGTGTCGGGATACTTCATTTTTTGAATTTACTACTGATCTAACACCATATTTCTTTGCAGTTGTCAGCGATATTCCTCTGTCATGCAAAGCATTAAAGTCTCCTTCAGTTATTGCGACATTATCTTTTACAAGTTTCGGGGCTTGTATCATTTCTCCCCCTTCGTAAGTATAAAATGTTCCACAAGAAAAGCACTTGGCAGTGCCGTCCTCATTGATGCTTGCCCCGTCACTGCTATTGCATACTGAACAGGGCTTGTGAGTTTCTATAAAAGACATCTAAGTTTCCATAAAAGAAAGGGGCCTTGCAGCCCCCTCAGTTTAGTCCATAGAGTCCAATGGCTCTGGCTTCTCCTCCACCACTAGCATCTCTTCAGTTAACTGACTAGCTACAGCAGAATTAAATCCCCTGAGAGCCATGTCAAGTTTAGCCACAGTCTTTTGTGCCGCTCTCAACTCTTTGTCTGTCTCCAGCAAAAGATTGAATGCAAGCTTACCCTCATCCGTAAATTTATCTACGGCATAGGTTCCATCGTCGGCTGTAAAAGTCCAGCCCTTAGCTTCTTCACTCATAATAGATCCTCTAAAATGCTAGTGCAGCTTCGCCAGCAGCACCCTGACCATACTCAACAAGATCCAAGATCTGTACGTTCTCAAGGATTGCACGTTTGTACTGCTTGTTAGGGCCGTACACGGCTGAACGCCACTGCACTGCAACCTTTGAGCCGTTACCAATCTGCACATCAATCTCATTCTTGTCAGTGTCAACAAGCTTAGGCACAGGGTTCTTCTCACCCTTACCGTTTACTTCCCACTGATAGAAATGAATCACTGGATCTTCAGTGTACTTGGAACGCCCAGCAGCCTTGATACCGACGTTAAAGCCAGCAGCAATGAACTGCTCATAGACCTCATCCGATACCGCTAGGTTAATCTCATACCCATTGCGGTCACCGCTGAAGTTAGGGACAGGTACTTTTACATGGGGATAAAATGCTTCTCCAGTTAACACCTGTGGGATACCATCAATCATACGCATAAAGTTTCTCCTTTGTTAGCGTGTGTAAAAGACTAGCACGGATGAGGTGCTTGGTCAAGAAAAAATTCAGCTATAACACATTCAAGGTCAGCGTCTATACCATCCTCTACCTCCAAGCAGTGTCGGCCTTTGCCATAATAGTCAAGCTTCAGATCATATGTGGACTTGTTAGTGTACAACATCCCAATGATATTCGATCTCTTTAATGCCTCAAAATCTTCTGAGGTTACTTCAAATAACATCAGCCATCTCCAAGTTCATCAACAAACTCAACAAACAATGCAGTAAGATCATCGTCACGTATCCTCCAAGAACCTACCTCAGAGCAACGATCTTCAACAAAAGATATAAACTTAATCTTTAACCTACCTGAAGGTGGGCTTGCTCCTATACGCAGAGCAAACAACTGACACCACCAATCATCAACCTCACTACAGAACTCCATTCTAGTGTCTACAGCACTCATTTTAAATTATCTCCTTTCAAAACTTAAAAATATTTTATCACAAATTTTCAAGCATGTCGGAAAAAGAATCATCTCCCGATGAAAAAAGTTCAGACATATCCCTCTGCCTTCTCTCTTCTCTAATGCCTTCCTCAAAATCCTCAAGCTCCCCGGTGTAGTAGTAGTATTCTTCTTCTGGTTCCATGTTATCCTCCGTTTTATAAACTATCACTGTACTCCTCCTTCGACACTTCTAAGTAGTTCTCAATAAAACCTACGCAAAAGTCATCACCATACTTCATGCACAGATTTAGTGCGTCTTCTCTGACATCATCTGTTACCTCTTCACCCTCATAGTACACATCCGTATACAGGAGAATGTGATTACATAAATCAATTATGTCACGCATCATACACGCCTCAGTATACCCACTACAATAGGCAGAGTAGTGTCCATCTCTTCAGCTATCTCAGCGTAGGTAAGCCCCTGCGCCCTCCAATAGATAGCATCAGATACCCTTTTAGGTGGCGGCTCAGTAGCACCAGTAGGCCAGTACTTGTTGATAAAAATATCATCAAGCTTTTCTTGAGCCTTGATAGCCCTATAGAATGTGTCACTCATCTTCACTCTCCAACTTCTCAATCACCCACTCTAATCTCTGTACAAAAGTAGACACAACAAGACGCACCACATCATGCGGGTTAGTCTCAGAGGTTTTCTTTATGTATTGGTGTAGAGTCTTTAGCTCATCCAAAGCCATCTCATGGTTAGTCATACAGCCCTTCTCACATTGGTGCGGCCCTTCTTATCAGTGATATAGAAGAAGCCTCCACGCTCATGGTGAGGAAAGTACCATGACCTTTTGCCAAAGTGAATGCCTGTGTAGCATCGACCTTCATTAAAGCCATAGCGCGTCTTGAATTTTCTTACTCTATAAATCATTTTAGATCTCCATTATCCCTGTTATCTCTGTATCAATCAAGTCTGGTGAGGGCTTTATCAAAGTCTCTACCAACCACTGTGCATCGTCCTTGTCCCTAGCCCGCACAGTAAGGCTCATGTTGACCTCAAACTCAAAGGTCAGATCATCATCATCTGGCTGATTCCAAGGCGCGTCAGGGTGCGACCTATGTGCATGTACCCAGCATATATCATCACTCATACTTTAGTCTCCACAGTTATACCAATGTCCTTCTCAGCAACATGAAAGAAGGTGATCTCATCTGTCACTGTACCTTTACTGTTAAGTTGCCTAACAAGGCTATGCATATCGAACCTATTAATACCAAAATCAGCAGCGATAGACTGCTCATCACCAGAATCTACATCAATACTCTCATGCCTAGTGACCCTGATAGTAGTCCAGCCATTCTCTAAGTCGCGCTCAACATTGATGCTCTTTACATTATGAAAATTCATATTCCGTACTCCATTAACCATTCTTGTGTTGCGGAATCTAATGTTCCGTATTGTGTTACCTCACGGCTGTATGTGTCGCCGTATTCCCAGCTACCATACGTCAAAGGTGACTTGGCTGCAACAAACCATCGTGCATAAG